CCTTTTTCTTTGAACCAGTAAGGAATTTCTTAGAGCCATCGGGGCTGATGTATTGAATACCGCAGATGGTCATCTGCGCGTCGTACAGGGGCATCATCAACAGCCCTTCCTTATTGACCTTGAGGCCGCCGTAGCTGAGTACCTGTTTTTTCTCTAAATAAGGGTGCCGTTCGCACGGTTCTGCTTGGTCCCAAAGAAACTGCGAGCGTTTTGCGGCCCTGCTGTAGCTATCGGCCTTCTTGACCTCTGCTTGACGCTGCAACTCGGCAATTTCTTCTCGGTGCTGCGCGGTCATTTGAAAATTCTTCTGATTTTCCGGTTTCCAGATGTCTGTCGGTTCTGTGGCTGACACACGGTAATCGCCAATTCGTCCAAACGGTACGCTCTGTTCCAGCCACAGCTGATACCAGCCAACCAGTTTGCGTGCCCCGCCGACATTAATGTAAGCGCGTCCAATGCTGCCATCAGTGACCAAACCTTTCTTGGGGTCCGGCTCGAGTCCGTTGCCTTGCAAGAAATTGCTGAAGTCGCTCCTGTGATCTCCGGTGAACGGCCTAGTCATATTTTTGGGTGTGGGACGGCTAACTTTTAGTGACATAGGCGCAACTTTGGTTTGATTTGAATTAGAAGAATGTGCATAATAGTATACATCTCTACAATTCAATTCAACCAATCAATTCAACCAATCATTGAGGACAAAATCATGGGATTAACCATTTCAAGCGGCGGCGGTGACTACGAAAATTTAGAGGCCGGCCGCTATCAGGCAACGTGCTACAAGCTCATCGATGCTGGCACACGAGAAGAATCATATCAGGATGGTCCACTCAGAAAGCGCCACATCGTCTATATCTACTGGGAGGTTACCCACAAACAAGAGGTTGATGACGGCTCAGAGCGCTGGGAAGAGGTGCGCATGGCAGATGGGCGACCGTTTTCCGCGTCAAAGAAATACACGGCCTCGCTTAACGAAAACGCGGCGTTATTCAAGGATCTCAAGAGCTGGCGCGGACGACCGTTCTCGGACGCTGATCTGGCTGGCTTCGAACTGCCTAAAGTGTTGGGTGTGACCGCTGAGCTTGAAATGATTAAGCAGAATAAGGATGAGGTTGGCGGTCGGGTCAAGGTTGAGGGCGTCTACAAGCCGGAGGGTGGCATGAAGAAGGTTACCACTTCCAATGATTTGCAGTGTTTTGACATTGACGTTTATGCGCAAGAGTTTTCGGGCAAGAGCACAGATGAATCAAAGGCCATGTGTGACATGACAGAAGACATGCCACCGTGGATGGCAGAAGAGATTGAGCAAAGCTTTGAGGTGCTGGCTGTGCGCAGCAAGGGTGCCGAACCGGTGCCGGCATCTGGCGGGCTGGCCGATCTGGCGAAAGACGACACCAAGGGTGATTTTGATGACGACATTGATATCCCGTTCTAAGGTAGAGAAAACGATGCCAAGTAATTCTGAATCCGTTGACCAGCCTGACCACTACGCCCTTGATGGCGGCATCGAGTGTATCGACTCAATGGTTGCCGTCTTCGGGCTGGAGGCCACCCAGAAATATTCTGAGATTGCGGCGTTCAAGTATCTGTGGCGGATGAACAAGAAGAGCAAGACCTCGGTTGAGGATAAGCTCAAAGCCATCTGGTATCTGCGCTTTAGTATGGGAGACGATCCCAGAGCCGACTTGGAGGCCGAAGGCGAGAATGCCACTATCACCGTAACCGACTACATCGATCCCTTTGACGGTTGATCGTGAGGGTTTTGGATCTCTTCAGCGGTATCGGCGGATTCAGTCTTGGGCTGGATCGCGCTGGCATGGAGACAGTCGCGTTCTGCGAGAACGATAAGTTCTGCCAGAAGGTATTGGCGAAGCATAGGAGAAAACTATGAATTTCAAAGAAGGAATCTACGAGGATCTGGACTACCCAACCTACGACAGCATACCGGCATGGCGCAGTCACGATCTAACCGCAATCAGCAAATGCCCGTTCTCATGGAAGCATCGCAAATTCAACAGCGAGTCGCCGGCGCTGCTGGAAGGTAGGGTGCAGCACACGGTGTTTCTCGAGCACCACAAGTTTGACGAAGAGTTTGTAATTCGACCAGATATCAACCGCCGCACCAAGATTGGCAAAGAAGAATATGAAGATTTCCTGATGACTACAGGCCATCGACAGCCTATCAAGCAGGAGATGTACGATGTTTGCATGGCCCGCCGAGAGATAGTTGCTGACTTTATTCCAAAGGAATCGCACCACGTTGAGCTCACAATATGCTTTATGTGGAACGGCCAACAGTGCAAGGGCAAGCTTGACTGGCACACCGGCACAGACATTTGGGATCTCAAAACCTGTCGGGATGCTTCACCGCGTGGTTTCAAGGGCGCTATCAACGCATTCAAGTACCACCAGCAAGCAGCATTTTATATCGCTGGCTGTAGGGCTGTAGGGCTGCCCACAGAGAAGTTTTACTTCTTGGCCCAAGAGAAACCTCACCCATACCCCTATGCTATATATACGCTATCAGACGAAGCCATAGCCTATGCTGATGCAAAGAACGAGCAAGCCATGGCTTTGGGCATGGCGTGTAAAGAAAAAGATATCTACCTACCGTACAACCAAACAGGCGTGACGGAGTTTGATTTAGGTGACCTATACTGAAAAAGAAGAGCAAAAGCTGGCTGAGCAAAAGCAGTATTATGCTGCCAGATTTGCTTGGAAGAAACGTAAAGAACGAACGCTCAAGGGCATCAAGTGGGATGCTTGGTTTGAAAAGATGTTTGGTGAAAACTTGTATGTGTATGCAGAAAAGAAGGCCAAAGAAAAAGGGAGCTAGGCTCCCGTTTCATTTTCTTTGATTAGCATCCTGTTTCTCATTTAAACGCATTACTATTTCGCCAACAAGGATTATACCCACGGTGCCGCATAATACTTGCAAGAGATGAATATCAATCATCATCTGGTGTCCTTGTTTCAGTCTTGCATACTGGAAATAGGGCCATATAGTCAGGCCAATGACCGTCGCAAACCATCTTGGCGTAATGCCGTTCTTGGTTTCGCTCATCTTCGAGGCCCAGATTGCCACCGGCCAAGATTAAAATCAACAACGCGACGCCAATGAGCAACCCCTTCCACCGGCTCATTGTGACAAGTAGGGCTGTAGATCTTCTACACACAGGCCATTTTCAAGACTAAAAACACTAACATCGATTCGGCTCGGCTTGTGCGCGTCAACGAATTGTTGTGCCGCTTCTGCTACATTCATTTCCTTTTTCCTTCCTTTGGTATGTGAGACATTGTGTCCCGATGCAGAGATAATACCACATATCGTGTCGTTATACATACATTTGTGCAACTTTATGCAATTAAACAGGTATTAAATTAGTCTATGTCCTCGTATAAATGAACGACACGACTTTTATGGTAGAGCCAGAAGACTAAAAGGTATCTATCACCGCCATCCACCGGCAGCCCTCGGTGTAGGTTGGTGAAGCTGGGGAACATCAGCGCGTGGCCGCTGGGCAATGGCTTCAGCGTGCCGTGGTTGTGGAACTCCGTACCGCCACCCTTATAGCCACCGGTGTTGAGCGGCACCACCACCGATATGTCAGCCGACTCATCGTGATGCCAGGCACCTTGTTTCTTGTCTACAATGTTGTAGTTAGCAATCTGTATAGTGGCTGCATCGCGGCAGTCTCTCTGCCAGAGCGAGGTGATGATCGGGTTGATGACTGTCTGCGCCACGAACCACATATTGCGGTAGAGGGCTGGGCATTCAGTCTTTAGGACAATCTCAGGGATCTGCCTGAGCGCGTCCTCATCTTCGTTTGCCTTAAAAGCCAGATCTTTCCGCATGAGATCAATCTCTTCCACCATCATCTTGCACCACTGACGCCTGAATAGCGGGAATGTGTAAACCTCGGGGAAGACCTGCCGGCAGATTTTCTTAGCCGGCGTGTTGCCTAATTTTTCGATGCCCTCATTTGCCTGATACTTGGTAATCAGTGGCAGGGACTCTTGCACCGCGTTATAGGTGGGCTGGTGCACCATCCAGTGCGACTGCATTGAAAGCAGGTAGTTTTTGAGATCGTACATAGTTGCTAATTGTTGCACGAATCTATAGAATGTTCCATATCCATCAACCAACAAAAACGATTATGGCAGAAGACATAAATCCGAAGATCCGAAAATCTTTGGCTCTCGACGTTCACACCTACAATCTTTTGCAAGAGATTTGTAACCGTGAGCGGCGGAGCAAGATCGATCAATTGAAAGTGTTGATCGAGCGGGAGCACCGGATGCTCATTCAAGACTCGCGCCAGGCTCTTTAGCGGATGAGAATGTTTGGCAAGAAGGCAAAATCCTTGCCTCAATCCTACCAGCCTGTTCTGGAAGCAAAGGAAGTTATAGAGCTGTTTAGCCGATTGACTCTGCACCACCAGGCCGCTCTGTTGCGCCTTATCTCCAGAAACCTAGTCATCAACATTAATGGGGAAGCCCACATGGGCTACGACTTCGATTACGAGGTCGATGGTGCGATCGTGTCCGCTAGTGAAGCTCAGGACGATTTAGACGAGCGAGCCGATACCTGATTTTTTTGCGTTCAAGCGCATCGCTATTTCTCGATCGGATGCAGAGGGTAGAATTGTCGGTGACATTGATACATCGA